GGTGTTACACTTGGAGTGACAGAAACTGAAATCGAAGGTGTTGTAGAAACACCTGGAGTCTGACTAACCGAAATAGATGGTGTTACACTTACTGATGGTGTTGCACTAATTGAAACAGATGGTGTAGAACTAACAGATGGTGTTACACTTGGAGTCTTAGTAGGAGTTGGAGTATTTGTAGGAGTCAATCCTGGTGTTGACGATGGTGTTGGTGTTGGTGTCGGAGTTACACCGTCACAACCAATTGGTAGATTTTCTGTGGCTAATGTTTGTAATTCATTTACAAACGCTGTATAATAAGTTCCATTTATATACCAAATGACCGCCGTCTCACCTGGTTGGATTTGTTGTTCATCAACAAAATAGTTATCAGAAAATCTGTTATATGATACAACGGCAATCTTGGTGGATATGTTTTTTATAGTTCTTTTAGTACCATAACATTCTGAAATTAACACATTTGGTGGTGCTGCAGCAAGAGATGAAACAGATGAAGTAGATGATGCAGGTATAATACTTGGACTCAATCCTGGTGTTGGAGTAGGGGTAGGAGTAATAGGAACTTCGTCACAACCTACCGGTAAATTGGATATTGAGATGGTTTGAAACGAATTTGGGAATGCCGTCCTAAAAGTATTATTTACATAAAAAAGTGTTGCAGTGGTACCTGCATCAATAACTAATTCATTAACGTCCGCACCATCGGAGAACTTTTTGTAACTTACCGATGCGGAAAATTGTGATACGTTAGATATAACGTGTTTTTTACCTGTACAAGCCATCTATGAAATATTTCATATCATAAATATTTGTTTTTTTAGAAAATAAGGGATGGTCATTGATTATTTTTGATTTTTAATAAAAAAAATCAAAATCTTATTTTAGCAACAACATGTAACAGGAGTTGAGGTACCACATTCACCTGTAATTATATCATCAAATAATGGTCCTGTGGCAGTTCCAATTATTTTTCCAACACAGTTACTAATAGGTAAGGTTGAAACAGTAACAAAAGTATTTATCGGTAATGAATTAGAGCTCTTGACAATATAAATAGACCCATCCACACTACCATTGGTACAGTTACTGACTTGCCTTATTTGATAGTAATAAGAAGTTGCTTCAGATAAACTTGGTGTGATTGATATACTTGGCGTGGGACTCAGACTTATTGATGGAGTTACACTTGGGGTAATACTCAAACTAATAGATGGTGTTAGGGATATACTCGGTGTTACACTCAAACTAATAGATGGTGTTGTGCTTATACTGATAGAAGGTGTTGATGACACTCCTGGAGTTTGACTAACAGAAATAGATGGTGTTACACTTATTGAAATGGATGGAGTAACACTCGGAGTGGATGATATAGATATTGAAGGAGTATTACTCACCGATGGTGTTACACTTATTGAAATGGATGGAGTAACCGATGGTGTTACAGCCAATGATGATGTCACAGATGGTGTAACACTTGGTGTTGGGAATACAGGCAAGCATTCCAATATCTTAAATTCTTCACATCCATTTGCATCAATTAAAGTAACCATAACAGATGGTGCAGAATTAAATACTGCAGGTAATGTATACAACTGAGGTAATGATAACGCATTTACTATGGTACCCAAAAAACTTGAGTTATTACCAAAGGCATCTGCAACATACACATCAACGGGATATGTACCTGTAATATTTGTTATTTCAATCTGTGCCGACATTAGCTAACGCAATCTATATCATAATCGATTATGAGTTCAATCACAATTTCCTCAGCAGATAAAGAACCGTCCGTAGAAATTATTATCTCAGATGTTGTACTATCAATAGTTACCCCCGTAATACCAGGTATTGATAATAAAATAGATTCAACCTCATTGAAGTATTGTTGGTCTGTTGGAATATCCAATAATGAAGTACTATTATAGAATGGAACCAACGGAGATGGATATGTTGTACCACTCACGGTAACCTGAACACTAAAGGTTGCTGCAGATAATAAACAATCCGTATGTCCTGAAGTTAAGTCTCTATAACCCTCATTGTACATTTGTAATATCCCCCTCTTTGTTCCTGAAGTATAGACGAAATCACTACTACACATTTCATAAACCATATAGGTAGAGATAATCTCTGAACAACTAATGGTAGTCTCTCTTGTTTGGGTACATCCATTATCATCTACTATCGTCAAAGAGTATGTACCCCCTGTCAATCCACTTACATAGATATTCTGTGGGTTACCACTAACATTACTTGACCATGTAAAGGTAAATGGGGGTTGTCCTGAGTTTATAAGGGCTGTTATGGTTCCACCACTACCTGAAAGACCACAAGATGTCGGAAATAAAGAGAATTCCACATTTCCTTCAGAGAGTACAGATACATTTCCTGTTTGAGTACATCCTGTGGAATCAACAATCGTATAGAGGTACTGTCCTGCGGCTAAACCTCCGAAGGTTGCAAATAAATTTCCTGTCGTAGTTGTGTTTCCATTATCTAAAGAATAGGTATATGGACTGGTTCCACCTGATGTTATCATCAATGTTATAGAACCATTCTCCAATCCACATGAAGAAGTAGTTCCTGATGTTGTAACAATATACGAAGGATTATTGTTGACAGTTACGGAATTGGTATACACACAACTTCCACCATCAGTGATGGTAAGGTCGTAGGTTTGTGAAGTTAGATTGGTAAATTGGTAAGACGTAGAGATTGTCGTTCCCGATTGATTAACTCCGACACCAGAAAGTGAATAAGTATAGGGGGGTGAACCTTGTTGTACATTTACTTGTATTGAACCACCATTATTTGAACATTCAGAGTCTATAACAGAAATAGATTGGACATTGAATGTACCGGGGGTTAGTAACGTTGTTCCGAATGTAACTTTACAAAGAGCGGCATCGGTAACCTCAACAAAATAATTGCCGGCTGGTAAACTCGTGAAGGTATAACTTGGTGAATAACTAATTGCTGTTGTTCCATTAGAACCTGAATAATAATATGGTCCTGTACCTCCTGTTATGGTAAGTGTAAGTGAACCATCAGATGCAAAACAACTTGGGTTGACGGCACTCCATGAACCAAGACCTATAGATGGTACCAACTCTACCAGGGCAACTTTACTAACAGAACATCCAAGAGAATCTGTTACAGTTACTTCATAAGTTCCTTGTGTAAGACCGGTAATTGAAGTACCTGTATATCCATTATACCACAAATAGGTGAATGGTCCATTTCCTGTTGTTCCTGTGATGTATACTTTTCCTGATGGGCTGGCACATTGGGTATCATTGATTATGTAAAATCCAAAATCTACAGTATCTGATGAATAGATATGGAAGTTACCTGTTGTGGCGCTACATCCCGCCTCATTTTGTGCAATAATATTATAAATTCCTGGTGCTAAATTATCAAATACCGCAGAAAAACTCGTAGTATTTACAAACTCTAAAACTGTACTCCCTGAATATAAAGAAAATGTAATATCTGAATAGTCGGAAAGTGCCGTGACAGTTACACTTCCGTTATCTAAGTCACAAGTAGTATTTGATACGGATGTAACATCTACTGTCATACCTGAAGAAATACTGACATTAATATTCAAGAAGTTATTGACAGGCATTGTGGAGTCATTGAGTTGGACTTGGTATATACCAGCACTCAACCCTGTTTTTGTTTCACCATAACCCAATAGAGGATTTGACCAATAAACCGTGTAAGGAGGAGTACCTCCTGAAGGAGAAATTGTTGCCGCGCCTGTTGGATTTTCACATGTACCTGTAATGAATACATTATAACCCATTGTTCCTGCAGCCGAAGATGGACATGTGGTTGTAGACGTAACAACACCAGCACCTCCGGTAATTTCAAACACTGTAATCAAATCCACTGTGTAGTCTATATACCAACCATCAGGTGCTACAACACAAGAGCTACAACCCCCAAGATATAAAACATTTCCAACATCGAGAGTTCCAGACAAATTTGTAAAACTAAATTGGTCATAGAATGGAGATACACAAACCGTATTCAAACTTACAGTGCTATATTGGAATACTCTACTAAAACAAGGTGTCGGTACTCCATCACAAGGTGTTGATGGAGAAACAGGTGGTGTTACACTGATTGAAGGAGTAACAGGAACAGGTGTTATGGATGGAGTAACCGATGGAGTAACAGGAGGAGGTGTTATGGATGGAGTAACCGAAGGTGTCGGTGAAGGTCCACAAGGGTCATCTGAACATGTTGAAATGAATGTTGCATTAACTTCTCCATTTGGTGGTCCGATAAATAATGGGTCAAATGGGTAGGTATTTCCGGTAAACAAAGTAGAAGCAACAGTAATCGAGGTGGTTATTGATTGTCCCGACAATGAACAGATATTGAAAACCAAGTTGGATGAAGTTCCTGTCACTTGAGTTGGGGTTCCATCACATGCAGTGTAGTCAACATATACATTTCCATCGTCCGCAAAAATTGGCAAAGAAGACCCGATTTCCATCTCGGTACATTCACAACATGGAAAATTCAAAAGACACGGTGCGGAACCGTCATATGTAATCAGAAGTTCAGGTCCACCCAGCCCTCCCAATGAACTAACGCTATAACATGTGTCATTATAAACGGTAACGGTACCAATGACGGGTACTCCAGCGCCTATAATTGTAGCATTTAAAGTATCTGTGGGGTCACAACAATTGACCAAAACCACATTAGTAGAACCTGTGGTTACAAGGCAAGCACCACCATAATCGAGTTGACATTGGTCACAGTCGGCAGTCCCGTTTGTAATTGTACCAAAACCAGGGGGAGTGTAATCTACTAACGAACCCACTTGAGTGGTTGTTGCCGACCAACAAATATCACCGTTTGTGGTATCACCTGTTGACACGTAGGTTAGTCCAATAACGAATGAACCAACAGAACCATCAATTACAGGGTTGCATGGTTGAATCGAGAAACTACCATCTCCATAACAACAAGTTAGATATAATGAATTCGAACAAGCCATTACTCTTAGTTACAATTTATATTTATATTTATTCCAACATTGATTTCCAACGTATTGGATTGTTCACCATCCGCACATGCCAAATTGTAAACAGTAACCGTGTTACCATTGATTGAGAAATAATATCCATCATTTATCAATTGAGCCAAATTCAAAATAAGTGCATTTCTCCATTGATTGTTTGTAGGAACTTGAGCTGGTCCGAATCCTGTGAAAAAAGAACTTTGAATCACTGTATTTCCACTTATTGCAACGTCCACATACCATGTGGACACTAAAGATGATAATGCACAGTCTCCAAGTGTCAACCCTTGAGAAGTAAGATAAGTATTTAGTACTGAATATAATATTTCTTGGAATGAATTTACCGATGATGTTCCTCCAACCCAAGGATAGATAGAACAAGTGGCACTTTCTAATGTACAATCCCAAGCAAATAAATTTCCAATTGCCAAACATGGGTCATTTTCAACAGGAATAATCTGACATCCTCTTTGTCTTCTATATACAAACTTTTGTCTTTGTAAGGATGAGTTTTCATATTTAACACCTGTATTCCAAATGGTCGACGCAGGAATCATTTGTTGTGTTAATCTAATCCAATATGGTCCTAATCCTTCAACATATTCAATTAACTTTTTATAAGTGAAATTATCGTTAGGGATTCCAACAGTTTGATTGGATAACAAATAATTGTAATAGATATTGAGTAAGTTTGGATATCCACCGGTCTTACCGTCCGTAGAATACCATCTATCCCTAACATTTATCGTTTGATTTATAAATGTTTGAGCAAACTCAAAGAAAGTTTTCTTATTGGCTTGTGGATTTATAAAACTCCAATCATAAGAACCTAAACTTGGATATGCCGGAGTCATACCTGAATTAGGAATAGGATAGTTGAAATTTCTGGACATTGTCCATACATCATATAAAATTCCTTGAGAAGGATTGATGAATAAATCGATGTTCTTTGCGTTCAATATTAATTTCTCGTCCGATGCATAATAAAATGCCTCATATCCCGCATCTCGAGCAAGACGATAATCTTGGTCAACCCAACTCTTTTTGTTATCTGAAATATATTTCAAATTAAAACCAAGATTCATATATGGGAATTGACGGAATTTGTCAAAATAAAGTTGACCATAAGTGAACGGTTGTAATGAAGTCTGAACTGTTGGATTATTTCCTGTGAACACAGATAGTGAATCATTAACTTCTTCAGGACTTCTGTGTTGAGGTGTTGATTCAAACCATCCAGCACCTTTCTCAAAGAAATATTCTTCAGTCTGTAATGGAGCTTCAGGATAACCAAATCTATCAACAGGATAATCAACTCTTGTTTGGTCTACTAAATAAACTTGAGTCGAAGAAGTAAATCCAGTATATGGAACCCCTAAAATAGTAAAGACGTTATTTTGATTGAATACTGTACTCTCATCAAGATATGTTCCTCCAGATATTTGAACAAATTGTTGTTCAAATTGTCTCATGTTTATTCTTTGGTCTGCAAGATAAACATGTTCATTAAATTCAATCAAAGCATCAGGAGCTCCCGCCAATCGAAGTGTAAACTCAATTGAACGTCTTGTTCCTTTTGATTTGAATAAGTAAGCCGAATTCAATATCAAATTTCTATAGAATTGATAATTCAATTCAGTTGGCGTTAATTCTCTCGAAAAACCTGCATATTGTGTGACACCTGAAGATGCATAAACAGAATTCAAAAATCCTTCGTTTGTTATCGGAGAAATATTTGTACTCCAACCCAATGTCATTGCCAAATTTTTCAACAACATTGATGGTATGTCATTACCAGGATTGTAGTTCACTGAATTCATAAATGCTAAAGCATCAATGAATTGTTTTACTTGGTCAAAACTTCTACCATAGATTTGTAAAATTTTATTTACCTTATGGTCAGGAGTATCAAACTCTAACAAAGAATCTGTAACCAAGAATCTCGCAATAAGGTTTGTTTTGTAACTATCAAATTCCTGAGCGATTTCTCCAAGTTGTTCAAGATAACGATTGTAGTTATTTGTTCGGATATCTAAATTCCAAATACCATCTTTAAACCATGTGACACTTTTACTGACACTTGCAATTAGGTTATTATTTGTTTCAGTCGGAACATTGAAAGTTGCCGTATAAATTGGAAGTGCTAATCTATTGAGTAGGAATTTCTCAACCTCATCAAAATCTTCAGTAAAAGATTTTTCAGTATAATAATCGTTAGGTTTAATTAACAGAGTATCATAGGTGATGCTCTGTCCTGAGAACGGATTTCCAATAACAATCAATTCTATTGTACCAACACTCAAACTTTGAGATGGTGTAAAATCAACAATTGTATAAGGTATTCCATTATGATATAAAGCATAATCTCTATATCGGTTTGTAACGTCTCGTATTGGAGAAAATTCCTGTTCTCTATTTTGGAGATTTATTGCCGAGTTTGAACTGTAGTCTAATTCGAATGGGTTTTTAATTCTGGCAACATTGATTGTCAATGTTGTTTCATTTTCCAAAGAATCATATGAAATGTTATATGCCGTTGAACCTGTTGAATAATCATAATACGTTTCATCAATTTCCAATCCCGCAGGAAAAAAATTGATAATTTTTTGTACTGAAACTTCAAGTCTTTTCTTTAGTGAACCATATATTGTGAAGTTAGTAACCTCAGATAAATCATAATTTGGATATACTCGGAATTCTTTAGCAAGAAGTTCTCTTGATTGAATTACCGAATCCAAATCTAAATCTTGAAGACTGATTGGATTTTGGAAAACACCAATATTGAAAGTTCGAGTTACCTTTTCACTCAAACTATATTGGAATTCAAAATTACCCTGAGTTAGTCCACCACCACGCACAGTCTGAAGACCTACGATATTATCGAAAGGGGTTCCCGCTCCGGAAGCTGCTGTATTTGGAATGAACTTTTTAGCCATTTTTTATTGTTGAGTGATATTTGCAAAATTCTTACTAAAGTCAATATTTTCACCTCTATTCTGTTTGACCTCATACAATAGATTATTGAAGTCATCCTTAATTTCATAAAGATTGAATTGTTGATAGATGTTATTTTGTGCGTCGTAAATTGTGTATATACCATCTTCAATTGATTTGGTCTGATTTCCGTAAAGAGCAATACCGAGAGTATCGATGTCGTATTGAGAAACTTGAACCTCCAAAGTCAATGGATTGAAGAATGTGTTTGATATGATGATGTTCTGCGCAGGTTGTCCAATGAACGGAGTTGCGTTTGGTTTGTTTGTCGGAGCTGAACTCGGTGACAAAGTACAGAACACCAAATTAGTTTGTCCTTCTGTATATCTATATCTAACAGCTTTCTGTTGAGTGTTATTTAAATTTTGAATAATTGGTTCACAATAAAAATTGGATGTGATGATTCTAAAGAAATTTGGAATTTTACTTCCATCCGAATTCAAATATTCAACTCTAAAACCAACTAAACCTTGGGCAACAAACTTGTTTACAAATTGGCTCGGAACATTTGATAAATCAATAACAAGACCTTTTACGTTCGGAAGTGCAGATAACACACCACAATCCGTAATTGAAGTACGAATCTCAGCAGGACGGATATACAAAGTGTAAATCCCCAATTGAGTGAATGTATCAGAAGGGAGTCTCAAATTATAGAGACCACCCAAAATCTCATTTGTATTCCCACCCGTTGCATTGTTGTTAAAGTAAGGGCGAAGAATCTGCGTCGCATCGAGTTGTGTCAGAACAAAATTATCTGTTACGTCCCTCGATGGAGTATAATTCATAATGATTTGAACGTCTTCGGGAGATACATCTGCCGGTCTAATCGTTCCGTAAGTTCCTGTTGCCATGTTAGGTTACGTTAAAGAATCTATATCCATATTTTATTAGGTCCCCCAGATTATCAACCTCTCCAATTCTTTGGATTCGTTCATACGCTGAGTTTTTCCCTCTTTCAATAAATACATTTGATTGTATTTCTGCTTGACCCGAAACACCAAGTAATAATTCATCCTTTACTAATGGTTGTTGGACCATCCAATCTGCCACCAATCCCGAAGATTGTAATGAGTATATTGTCACCCCATTTGGGTAGTCGATATAATCAATATCTTGGATTGTATAGGCACTATAAGATAAATTCATGTCGGTGACAATTCCATAATCAACACCATCCCTTTGGATAGGAACCATGAGTTGGAATTTAGTCGGACCATATTGTGTTAGCTCATTCAACCTTGACTTGGTAAGACCCGTAACGGTAAAAGGTACCGTAGTCCATGTTGATGATACTTGTGCATTGACTTCATTTACACTATCCCCTGTGAAGATATAATCATAAGAAATAGGTGTGGCTGTCCATCCCCCAACATTAGGAGTAAAAAATGCGGTTCCACTCGGATTGAAGTTCGGAACATCTACATAAGGAACTTGTATATCTTTTTGGATAATATTATTTCCCCATGGAGTGGTGGCTGACATGGTAATGGTATATTCGTTTGGTGTCGGAGGATAGTTGTGACTTAGGGAATTCGGAGCAAACGAAGTGATAACCTGAGGTGTACTACCATCACCCCAATCTAATGTATAGGATGACATAGAGAGGAACGCGTTGAACTCAACCTCTGAGGTATTATATACATTCCATAGATAAGGATTGGCCGTTGTGGATGAGAAGATAAAATTATTTACAACATTTTGTTGCAAGATAGCCCCATCAAAAACAGAATAATATCCCAAGTCTATCGTATTTTGTGTCAACAAAATCGGAATCGTCAAACCTGTAAGAGTAGAATTTCCATTGGTACCACCCGTAAGAGTTTGAGTCATAGATGAATATACCCCCACCAAAGTATTGTCATAAGAGATATCATGGATAATTGTATCCAACACCTCAGGAGATATTTTTACCTTGAAAATATTTGTTTCCATTATGGATTTACATATTCATACCATTTTATGGGATTTGCCGTTGTTCCCGCTCTTACCAACCCCGGGTAAGTTAATAATTCATAATTCTGCGTCGGATAATCTAACTTCACCTTATAATAAAAATACTCATCCTGAGGAAAATCATATAAATTAGACAACGAAGTTTGGGGGACATTCATCATCTTGGTGAATTGACCCGTTCCACCATTGAAGAATTTCGCCGTCATATAAAAAGTATCAATGTTCAAGAAATTTCTTTTCTTCAACCAATAAATAAAGAACCCTTCTTTATCTCCAATATAATCCAATGAATATTTTGGTTTCTTTATATCAACAGTCGTAGTCCCATTAAGAACCGATGACTCCACCATCCCCTGTTGCACCGGAATGATGATTGTAATATATGGTTGTTGGTCCCTAATCTGGGGGCTGTCATATAAATCCAATTTCCAAAAGGATTTACTAAACGGATTTCCATAATAATAGATTACTGACGTATCAAATTTTGGTAGATACGAATTTTGATAAGTACTCAATGCAGTATCCCAAAGATAAAACTCATAGTTAGCAGAACTCTGAGTATTATTGTAGATTGCGTGTTCAAATCTACTAACCTCAAAATCCTCATCTCCATTAAGTATTTCTTCCAATATTGAAAGTTCATATTTCTCAATCGCTTGTTGTTCACCTGAAAAATCCCATATTTGTTCAACGGGTAAAATCAATTCAACCTCACTGTTGGATATTGGTATTCTAAATTTATTCACAGTCATCGATAATTGGGTCTATTACAAAACCGGTAAAGGTTTGATTTATGTCAAATGACACAGATTCAGAGAATAATCTGAAAGGAATATTTGTAAAAGGATAATGACAATCATTCAAGAAAGGATAATCAACCCCAACATTGTCAATGTCCACGAACCCATATGGATATAAATCTCTCCATCTCCATTGTTGGTCATTTGTACTGAAATAAGACCAATAAGGAACCTCATTTACAGAATTGTTAGGTGCATTTTCAATATAGTTTGAAAAAGCCTTTAACGTAATTGGGTAATGTACTTGATAAAAATACCCATTTGGATTTGTTGTTTGGGTACCCATTACATTAAAACCTTTTTGATAATAAGTTAGTTTATTTATGTAATTAGAAATCACACGTTCCTTTTGTTCGTAATCATTCCATTCACACCAATCTCCATACATAGTATCACCACTTTGACGTGGTAAGTTGACAGTAAAATCATAACAATCTCTTCCAATACACGGTGAGTTACCTTGAACATCTTTCGTGAAAGTACTTGTTTGATTATCTTCTACCGCATTGCCATTTGTCAAATCCCACCAAGGGTTTGTTTGACCAGAAATAACATTGAATTCCCACCCTCGTCTTAATTTATTGAAGTACCCAAAATAACCAACATTTTGAAATGTTGCAAAAATCTGTGTGAGTGGTTTTTTATTATTATCAAGTTGATTTGTAATTTCTAAATCATGAGCAAACGTCACATTATATGTGTTTGAACTTTGATATTTGGCAACTCTACTGATATTATTTGGTGTCAGCGATGAGAACTGAAATCCAGAACCGTCTTTGAATGGATTAAGCTCAAAACCATTTCTTGTAATAATACTATCAACTGGATTTGTAATGATTTTATGTTTTCTGACATAATAAACTGACCTTGTCTCCGCAGAATTTGTTATATCGATAATTCTTTTGAAAATACCTTCTTGACCTGAATTAAATGTTGTACCAGTATATCCAACATCATCAATATTGAAAATGTATTCATCCGAACCAAATTCTCCATTACCTAAACTATTAACTTGGAATGTTGTAATACCTGAATAATCGAAACTTAACTCCACATATTCTCCAATAGACAGTCCATGATTTACAGGGCAGACAAATTGAATTGTTGGCATTCCATTAAATGAGGTATTTTCAATATAGAACGGTATACCATCACCCGAAACCCAAGGTTGTAATGAAGAACTATTAGTAAAAAAGTATTCCATAGGAACCGAATAATCATTTTCATATGGATATGATAATGTTATAGACCAGTTATATGAGGAAGCACTTTTTGTTACAAAATTTAATTGTTGTGTATCAATATCTGTTCTAATAAATTCAAATTCTTGATATGACGGCAAACCACTCCAAATCCCATTTCCACCTAACAAAGGTGAAGAAAGTTCAGCGTTTACATAATACAAATTATTTCTTAAGATTTCATATTCTGTTGAACCGACCAAATTGTTTTCATAAATGTATGATATTTTGATAGTTGGTCTAAAAACTTTTGACTTTTGTCTTTCACCATCAAACAATGTTGCTAAGTTGACAGTCACAGTTCTATCATAATCAACCATGTCTACTTGTGTTTGTTGTAGACTTGTATTGATGTTAATATCTGCCTCAGGTGCCGATTTATATTGGTCTTCAGGTTTTACTACTATGTAAGAATTTTCGTTCATTCTTCTCCAATGTATAATTGTCTGAATTTATCCATAGCGTTTGCACCAACTTTCAATCCGAAATAGAAATACCATGGGGCACTTGTGAGAGTTTCATAGTTCTGTGAACCAGTGCTCGATGGGTCATACTGTCCTGAACCATCTCTTTGGAAAATATAACCTGTAGTATTTTCAATGAGCGTGTTGTTACCTATGAAGAAAGGTGCATTCAATCTATCCAAACTCTGATACTTGTCTGTAATAATGTTAGAACCTTTTCTTGTAAATTGATTGTACTGAGTACCCCACGTATTTTTATCATTACCAAAAATTGAAGATTGCGCGGTTGGTCCCCACCCATTATTCCTCCAAGGGTAAAAAGGAACCTCTTGCGATTTTGTTCCCAAATAATCTGAAATCAATATAGGTCCTGTAGTATTTCTGTCTATTCTTCTTGGACTAACTAAATCTCTACTTGAAGGATAAGATGAATAAAATACTCCAAATACTGGATTACCGTCGCTGTCTGAAGTAATATAAATTGGGTTATCACCAAGTACAGATGGGTCATCCACATAATTTCCACTATTCAAAGGAGAAATACCATACTGAGAATTAATTTGTAACATCTGTGCATAATCACCATCAACTCGTTGACCTGTTCTACTGAAATATCCACTTAGGGCGGCATCACCACTACTGAAGATACTCTCGATAAAATTAATATTGACCAATCTAGAAATTGTGAATAACTGAATTAGGTTTGTCACATCGTTCCAAGAGGTTGCTCCAAAATTATCCATTTGATATCCATAATAATTTGGTGTCTGATTAAGTTCATATGACCAATAATATTTTGGACCCATATCCAAGATTGTTGTAGGGAACATCAAATTATATGTGTTCATTACCGTCATCGGTAATCCTCCAACGATGGTATTTGTTGAGGTTGGTGATTTTTTTCCTATAAATTCAGTTCCATTCCAAGGACTTGAACGATAGTAAAAATTATTTGAAGATTCTTCGAAAACAATTGTATCACCACAGAAAGTGTAATCAACATAACTTACTGGTCCGATTTGTTTGATTTGTCTAACCTGTAATTTATTATTTATATCAAATACTGGTTTGTTTGTAAATGGGAATGCATATAAAGAACCATTTACCCATGAGTTGACAAATATGTGTGAGAATACTCCTCTACAAATTGCGAATGTTAATCGGAACCTTTGAGCCCACTCAAAGTAATTTTGAATAGCAGGTACTATTGTTCTGAGATAATTCCCTCTTTCGTCCGCAGATAATAAATCATAACAACCGTCCTGAACTCGTAATGGATTTTCGTTGTAACGACATGGGTCTAATATTTCTAATTCACCATTAGCATTTATACTATAACATTTTAAAGGTACCATTCCTGCACAACTGAAGGTATTCAAAACCATATCAAAATTATTATCTAAACCACTTGGTTCATATTGATTACCAAGACCCAAATCAATAGCAAATGGACTTAGTTGAGTAGATTGACCATTCTCTGCAACTGTATAAATTACAAAATTATCATTTTGGTGTAACATCATCGTGTTACCACCATTCATATACTTGTCCCAACTTGTTATTTGGAATCCATCAGAACTTGGTAATCTGTCGGACCTCATAACTAATTTCGCATTATTGATAGCACCAATAAACCCAATATTTACAGGTGGTAATTGTGGAAAAACTCGATAAGATGGGGAGTATAATCTACTATCCATATTAGTCATAAGTTCTTGAGTTTGAACCTTAGATGAACCAATTAGGGTACCTCCTTCAACAACACCTTGATAATCAGAGTTGAAGAATTTCATTTTTTGTTGTCCAACACCTGAGTCAGACATATTAGAATTTAAAAATTGTCCTAAACTTTTATCTCCATTGTATGGTCGGAAATTAGTAATGGACGCATCTAATGAAGAATAGAATCTTGGTTGATATGTTTGTACAGATGTAAAGGTGTTAGAATCGGGTACAAAGTTATATGGTGAGAAAAATATTTTAGAAGTACTGTATGGAACTCCGTGTGATTCAGGTGTTTTATAATTAGTATACCATGAACCTGAACCACTATTTTCTTGTATGGGGACATTAATAAAATATTCTCCAGTAGTTGCAATTGTTTGACTATTCATTGCATAACCATATAACTTTGATAAATCATAAGTTATTTCTTGTTTTTCAGTCCAAGGGTCAACACCTCTAGTCAAAAACACAATTTGATAATCTTTCCACGTATCTCCTATCGAAAAAAATGAATCCAAAGTAACGTTACGTACGCTTCCATTTGACTTAATGTAGGTGACTTGTTGTTGTTTATCAAAAAGATATTTTCGTAACAACGAAGAGTTTGGACTCAAACTATTATATACGGATTCTGCCGTGTCAGTTGCAATAACTTGGAAGTATTCAAGACCTGTCTTATAATTGTAAGTTCTATCTTGGTCAATACAATTTAAAAACACTTGAGCTGTAGATGAAACCCCATTAGGTTGGATATAGGTTACATTAGTAGAAATATTTACACCAGAAACTGATGTTCCAGTAATTGAATTAGTTCCAAACTGATTTTGAGATTGTCCTGAATAATTCAAATCATCTTGGATATCAGGGTTTCTGAATGTTAGTAGACTTCCCGGAGTTAGTAATGTACCTGGTTGACATACCAATATTAATGGCATATCAGTAAACGATTGTGAATTTGTTGTTGAAGGATTGATGGTTGTTGATATTATATTACTACTTTCAAAATACCTTTCTCTTAAATTCATAAGATTCAAAGATTGTGATAAAGGAATGTCTCTACCAACAATACCTTTTTTTTCACTATTAGAATATGTTCTAACAACAGGTGTTCGAGCAACCTTTCCTCTATCATATTCATTATTACTTGTAGAGTTATTATTACTAGGAGTAACGTATAATGGGTCAACAATAGGATAACCAGCAAGTCCATAACGAAAACCGGTTAAATCTGCAGTATATTTATTCTGTCGTCTGTTTGTAGTTCCAGTTGAGTAATCATCAGGGTCAATTCCAACCGGCTCTGAGTCAGTAGGGTCACCGCCTAATTCACCCCACAAACTTTCCATATTGGAACTTATAAGTGATGATGAACTTTGCGTGGAATATACTAAAACACTATTTGTAGTAGAGATTCTTAATTTTAGAGCATTAGTTGTACTATTTCCACCAAAGGGATTTCCAGTAATTATAGGTAAATCAAGGTCTTCATTTGAACATTCACATGCATCACAAGTTGGATAAGACAACATCGGTAGTTGAAATCTTTTCAGATTAAAGTTAACTACAAGAGGTGCTACCGTTGCTATAAAGAACCCTGTCGCAATAGCCCATATAATACCCTGGGCAACCATCAAGTAACCCCAAATACCGATTCCAGCAGTGTTGGCAATACTCACAACACCATTTATTGTGTATATAATTGCATTATAACCGAGCCAAGCAGAGACAAAAATGGTAAGGAACCATTTGGCAATAGGCCAAAATTGAGCCAGCAAATGTAATATTGGTATAAGAACAACGGCAATTGGTGAAAATATTACCAATAACAAATTAACAATGAAAAACAAAAAGTCAAAATTTCTAACACCATCGGTAGCAGGAAATTTATAATTCTCAGTGGCACAGGTACTATCAGTAATTTCCTTAACACCAGTGAAGTTTCCTCGGTTCAAACCACGATAGTATTGGTCAATCAATCCTGAAACAGTATAGACTTTGTTATACTGAAATTCATAAAATGTATCTTTACAATCAATTGCATCTTGTGGATTTACATAACCACTCCAATCCAATCCAAAATAATATGATTTTTGGAAATCTTGGTACGCAGATGATGATGGGAACAAATTATAAGCTGGGTCTACATCTGATGTAGTCCAACCATATTCCTTGACGTTTGGAACCAAAAAATATGCTCTTCTATTTTCAGATAATTCTAAAGATGGTGATTGATTATATTTTATTTTAAATCTGTACTTAGCCTTTGTTGGAACTCCAATTCTTGGGTCGTTACTTAACACTTGTTCACCAAATTCATTTGTTGTAACATAATCTAAATTCATCGGAACCTCGGTAACCCAAGCACCATCTTGGTCTATTACTTTACCTCCCTGTGGTAAAGGAGCTTGTTCTAAAATTGGCAATCCATTAGTATCTTGAAATATAGTTTGACGAATTGCTATAATATCACCCGGTCCTGTGGTCATATTACATATATCACCCATCTCTGATGGTGGCTGACAATTGGCTGAAATCGCTTTATCATTGACATTTGTCAATAAAGAACCCATAAAAGTTGCGGTTGGTTGTATTGTTATACCAACCTCACCAAGATTAAAATCTTCGCGAGCGATACTAATTTGACAAATTTCAGGCTGACCCCAAAAAGGCTGAACATTTATAGATTTTACCAAATTTACAATTTGTGGTAGGCTACCCAAATCCGAAGATTGTGGAAAATTGACTCCATCTAGTTGGTCCGTAGTTGCTCTACCAATTCTAACTAAGTCTTGTGGTGACATAGAGAAAGGTCCCATATCGGACAAATCTAAATCCATCACTAGATTATAACTTCCAACAGGTACCCCCATAATCATGAAGTCACCACTACCATTTGTTTTTACTGTAAATTTATAATATTTGTCATAAACCTCTATCCATGCGGGATTTGTGAGAACCTCATTTCTACTTGGGAAAGTTCCAACAGGGATGTGTCCGCTATGTTGTGGTTCATTGGGAAGAAGATTATATCTATAACCGTCTACATTTAAATCAGACTCAGAGGTGTATGGATATAAATCAGAAATTATTTCATTATCAGCATCGACATCTGATAATGGAACAAAAATAGAAAGTCTAGCATTTGGAATTCCAAAACCACCATTTGTGAATATACGTCCGACAACGACCCCGTAATCAGCACACATTCTCGTATACACCTCTTCACTTCGAACTTTGAGAGATAAAATTTCTAAAGATTCAAAGTCTTGGTCTATCTGTACGTTGATTTCTTTATCAACCCCAACTTGGGTGCGTATTCTTACGGATTTCGACATTAGTATAAACTTTCTATGATAAATAGTTTATGGACTATTTTATAAAAAGTAGTCGAACAATTAGTAAAATAAATGAGCTTATGAGAAGTTTGTTGTCTGATAATTCTTAACCCTTACAGTTATATCTTTTTGAGGGAACTTAATCTGATAAATTTGGTTTGGCTCCGCAAAAATGGTATTGTCAACAAGTGCAATTTTTTTCGTTGCACTATCTGAATATGGCATAGATGTTTGTGCCGAACTATACTGTCCACCAACTTTATTGTATATTGACAATTCACCAACACTCACAACTCCGTTTTCGGATTGTATAATTCTGTTTAGTTCTGAAACTAAAATATTTTCTCCCAATCCTCTGAGAGTAGAACTGAAGAATGTGGTAATTCTATCAATGATACTTGAGATAACCACACCTTGATTTTGGGTCGCATCCAACACCACCTGTACATCGACACCTAAATCGATTACCTGAGCAGAACCTATAGACACATAATCATTCAACATCCTATAATTTGAAAGGTACGTTGCAAGATTTTGTTTCAATGTTTGTGAAACATCTGAAGTAAGATTTCCTGTAGGGTCATACGATAGAATATTTACGTTGATTTTGTTGTTGTTTTCTGTGATGGATACTTTAGCAGGTGCACCAAACTGTCCTGGCATATTTCTAATAATTGCCTCGTAATCATTCACGGTTACTGCTCTGTTTTGAGCAGCAAAGTTGAAGGTTACATAATTTCTAACTTCTTCTGTTGATGGATATCCTGCACCACCAATAGCCGCGGTTACGTTGTTACATGCTAATGAATTAATAACAGATGTGTTAAGTAAGTCAGAAGGACCATTGACAAAGAAATCAACTGCACCAATTTGGTTGATAACATTAACACCTAAATTAGTTGCTAAACCACCACCAATTCTATATTGAATGAACATGGTTGTATTTGCTTGTGGTGTGTTACCCAATGACATTGAATTATTCTGATATCTCTGAATCTTCAATGGAACATCAAAACTTGTAAACTCTCTAAGTTGGTCTTCTGCAGTATTTGTACCACCACCAAATGTAATTTTTTGAAATCCTTCAGGTGTAAATTCAGTGACAAATCTATTTTGAGTCTGAATATATTTTCCAACTTTTATTGATGGATTGTCAGATGGTTTTGTTGGGTCTTCGATAAAAACTCTATCATCGGCTAAAGCTGACACTTCATACCATCTTCCTTGTGCCCCAAGAAATTCTTGAGCTGTAGGCACGTTTGCGTAAGAAGTCCCATCTCTTTGGATAATCGATGTGACACCCAAAACATTTTTTTCTGGTAGGAAGAATTCAAAAAATGGTCTGACATCATTTGGTGTAATAACTCTTTTGAATACCTTTGTAATTCCATTAACTACTGGTTCTCTTTTAGTGATTGTATAGTTTACCAAGTTACCATTAGAATCAAAATTCGGTATCTTAAGTCTATTTGGGAAACCATCTTGATTGAATGGTGATGCAAAATTGATATCTTGTGTATTTTCAAAAACTTGACCAGCTCCTAAAATTTGACTACCTCTTCTTAAAATACCCAAGTATCTCTCATCTTCTTTATCACCAAATGCCGGTACTGTGATTGAAAAATCAACCAACGCAATTGAAGGTCTTTGACCAGGAATCTTCAAACCATAAGTTCTTGCAATATTATAAATGGAAGAACGTTGTTGAGCATATTGAAGTACAGTTTCTTGAATACTTCTATCAATGTGATAATGTAAGTTATCGGCAACAGCAGCATTCAAATCCAAGAATACCGAGAATAATGACGCATCATTGAAATTATCAATGAGGTCTGGATAATAAGTCTTTGTATAATTTATTAACTCCTGACGAATTGATTGGAAATCACGGACTGTATAGGAAATTCTTCTCTCTGCCATATTCTTAAATATTGATTATAACAAAATCTTTTGTGTTGAACACATCATTTGTTATTGAGTAATCTATTCTTACTGTAGCTGTATATTCCCCAACGTCTTGGTTGTACCTTCTCACCCCTGGGTCAATAACGTTTCCTGCTTCAGTTGCGGTCAAACCTGCCTCTTCACCGGTAGGTGCAGTAATAGATATGTTTGTTAATTGTAAATTTGGCATGTATTTCTCAACAGAATCCCTTATCTCAGCCTCAATACTTTTGAAGGTTGGTCCATCAAGTGGTTCAAAAATATATTCCAATAATGCAGTTCCAAAATCAGGTAGAAAGTATCTTGAACCTTTTCTCGTCAAAAGTAAGTGAATTAAATTAGCTCTTATCTCTTCTGCGGTATATTGGGTTAACTCCATATACTTTCCCGTTTGTGAATCTACGAAAGGAAATTGAATACCATATGTTTTTCCGTTTGCCATATCTCATAAATATATTCGGAGATTTTTTTTTCGAAATAAAAAAACCCGACACATAATGTCGGGTTTATCATTCATTATCCTATAAAATGATACTTAATGATGATTTTATCCTTCACAAGCAACACATTGTAGGTCATTCAAATTCAGTTTCTTTCTTGCGAATGCCTGAGCTGAATTCATTGAGTGCTGGTAATACAGAGTTTTTACACCCAACATCCAAGAATCAATCAACAATTTATTGACATCTTTTGTTGGCATATCAGGTGAAATCATCAAATTCAACGATTGGGATTGGTCAATGTAATCTTGACGAACCGCAGCTTGATTTATAATTGATGCCTGATTCACTTCCGCAAATGTTCTAAAAACCTCTTTTTGTTCATCACTCAAGAAATCAAGGTGTTGTACTGAACCATCATTTTTCTTAATACTGTCCCATGTAGTCTTAGTATCTTTTCCTAGTGTTTTCAACAATTCTTTCAACACTGGATTCTTAATTGTCACTTTTAATTTAGCAACATCTTTTACATAACAATTTGACCAAATAGGTTCAATTGACTGTGAAACTTGACCTAAAATAAAAGCTGAAGATGTTGTTGGTGCAATTGCATTCAATGTCACATTTCTTCTTCCATAACCTTTAAGAGTTTCGGGTTCACCGAATAATTCAGCTAACATCTCAGATGCTTTGTAAGATTTATCCTGAATTAATTTGAATACCTCAACATTCAACCTTGCAGTTTCTCTACTATCAAACGGGAGATTCTTAGATTGTAGAAGAGAGTGCCATCCAAGAACACCTAATCCCAAAGCTCTTTGTCTTGTTGCAAAATTGTAAGCCTTTTCAAGGTAGAAAAATGCTCTTTGTCCTTCAATAGTTCCATTGTGTCTCAAAGAATCAATCTTACTAATAAACTCTGTTACAACAGCATCCAAGAAATAAACCATAATCTCAACCGCATCGGTGTCTTTCCACTCATCATAATGTAATAAATTCATGGAAGATAAAACACAAACAAATGACTCTTCCTCAGAGTTATGAAGTGCAATCTCAGAACAAAGATTTGAATTATAAATTTTCATGTCCTTATCTCTATACACCTCAGGTGCTTTCTTGTTCATTGTATCGGTGAACATAATATATGGGTATCCAATTTCACCTCTACGTTGAATTACTTTAGCCCAAATAGCTCTTTTTTGTTTATCACCAGCAATCATCTCATTCATAAACTCATCTGTTACTGTAACCGCGTGTGTCAAATCTTGAATGGGGAAACCTTCAGTTCCAATCTCTAAGAACTCCATGATGTCCGGATGTTCAACTGGTAAATATGGTGAGAATCTACCTCTACGAGTTGACCCCTGAGAGATGTTATCAACAACACTTTGGAATAAGTTCATAAAATGTACTGAACCAGGTGCGTGACCATTATCAGTAATTTCTGCACCTCTTCCACGAATGTTGCCAAAATAACCTGATGTTCCTCCACCCATTTTACTCATTTCACCAACCTCTGCTTGTGTATATAAAATTGATTCAATATTATCTCCAATGTTTGAACCAAAACAACTTACCGGTAAACCTCTTTTTTTACCAAAGTTAGCCCAAACAGGTGAAGACAATGAATACCATCCTTTACCCATATAATCGTAAAACTTATCTGCAAACCCCTCAATACCTAAAATCTTTTCAGCATGGTCTGCAATTATTCTAATTCGCTCTAAAGGTTCTTCACCTTCACTCAAATATCCTCTACGTAAAAAAGTAATGGATTCATCATTTATCCAATCAAATGGTTCTCTGTTGTTCATAATATATAATTAAAATAGGTCGTTTAAAGTAATAGATTTGGATTTTTTACTGTAATTGATACTTCTCTTATTGAAGAAATCTGTATGTTTTGTTGTTAAAATTTCATCATCAAACCACTCAGTAGTTTCTAACACTTTATGGTTTATTGTGAAGATATTATCAATTCCAATAGAGTTCAAAGATAGGTTGAATCTGTGTTTAATAAACTCCAAAGTTTGTTCTTTTGTTAGAAAACTTAAATCACCTGCCTCAAAAATCCAATCAACAATTTCAGATTCTGCATCAAAAGCATTCTTAGTTTCAATAATGATATCTTCAACTAATTCTGGTGTCCACCAATTTGGATTTTCCCCTTTGATAAGATTTACCAAATCAAAACCAAATTCAGCATGGATATTTTCTTCTTTTGAAGTCGCTTCTACAGCATTACTAATACCCTTCAATACATTCTTGTGTTTGTTAAATGACATGATAACCAAAAATTGTGAAAATAATGAAACATTTTCAACAAACATTGAGAATAGAATTACAGATTCAAAGTAATCCTGATTTTCAATAGATTTTACGTTTGATATTGCTTTCTCCAAATACTTAATTCTTCGTCTAATTGCTGGAACTTCCAATAAACTTTCAAACTCTGAATTCAACCCTAATAATTGAATCAAATGTGAGTAAGCATCCGCGTGTCTTACTTCAGATTCTGCGAATGTTGCACCAACGTTTCCAATCTCAGGTTTTGGTAATTTTTTATAGATGTCACCCCAAAATGTTTTTACCGCAATTTCAATCTGAGAAATTGCCAACATAGCTCTTTGAACCGCACTTTTTTCTTTGTCATTCAAATGAACTTTAAAGTCCTGAATATCAGAAGTAAAATTAAATTCGGTATGAACCCAATAAGAATGTCTAATTGCATCTACGTACTCACCCAATTCAGGATACTCATAAGGTTTCAAATTAGTTCTTTTTGAGAAGATATTAGGTCTGTGTTTAGAACGGTAAATAATGTATTCTTTAGCCACATCATTCAAACCATTATCCATTAATTTATTTTCAACCATATCGTGAACCTCATCAACATGAGGAATACGATGTTTATCCCCTCTGAATAAACTTTTTTTAGTTAATCTTGCAACTTTTTCCGCCATTTCGATATCAATAGTACCGACACTTTCCATCGCCTTTAAAACTGCATTTTTTATTTTGTCTTGTTCAAATATAACAGTATCCCCACTTCGTTTTACAACATATTGTGAGTCACTAGATATAAGATTTAACAAATCATCCATAACAAATATTTTTTTTTAGATTTAATTTTGTTGTTCTCTTTGTTTTTTCTTGTTCATAAGTTCTTTGATTCTGTCTCTTCTTTCGTCTTCCTTCTTTTCTTCGAATCCAAGGAATGTAACGGAAGATTCAGTATCAATTTCTAACAGTTCGTTATTGAACTTACAGTTTTCGAAAATAACACCATCTTTTCCAACACGAGATTTTGTAATAGCGATGGTCGCCAAGTTCATTTCTTTTTGCTGCAATGTTTTAGCCACAGAAATGATAACGTGACCTACTTGAGCTTTCTTAATAGAACCACCCATCTGGTCGGTGGTGACAACCTCAGAAGATATAGAGCTTCTGTTACCCTGAGTTGCAGTCCAACCCGCAACACCTAATTCATGACACATCGCCTCATACCCTCTCATCACTGAACCTTCGCTTTTCCATTCATCACCTAAGTTTCTGTCAGGTAAAACACAATCGATATAATCCAAAACGATTAAGTCAATTTTGTTACCATCCGCAACCATTTTTCTAACCATATTCTTAATTTGATTCATGGTATGTTGGTCTGAGGGAAGTTTTTTCATGAACAATTTATTGGTCATTTCTTCTCTAACAACACGAGCCTTTTCCAAAACTTCTTCCCTGTGAAATGGAAGGTCGTCAGGAGCAATACCCGTCCACATTGTAAAGTGTTTTCGTTGAATCACCTTAGGGTTGTCTTCAAAGAATATTTGTAAAACATTGTATCCATTATTGAATGCAGTGTTGGCAATTTTAGATAGGATTGTGGTTTTACCTACACCAGTTGGTGCAAGAATTACACCCAATTCTCCTTTAGCAAGACCACCTTTCAACATTCTATCAATCCCACTAATTCCGAGAGGGATTGGATGTCTAAAATCTTCGTTTAGTACATCTTCTAAATTGTTGAATACATCCTCAATTTTGTTTCCTCCTTCACCAATTTGTATTGCCGCTCTGAAGAGTTCTTCAAGTTTTTCGTAGTTTTCAAATTCACCATTATCCAAAATCTTTTGAGACTTTTGGATAGCCTTTTGAAGTTCTTGTTGTTTACAGAATTTGAGCGCTTTTTCTTGTACAAAACTCGCACCTTCAATGGGTGCATCTTGAATCTGCTTGATAGTATCATTCAAGATTTTCAACATGAGTTCTTGTGGGAACTCGCTTTTAACAATTTGTCCTAAAGTTTCATAAGAAGGTGTACACTCATATTTCAGATAATATTCCTTCACTAATTGAAGGATGGTTTTGAAATATTTGTTTTCAAAGTGAGTTGGTTCAATTACGTCAATAATTGAGTGCGAAAAGTCTTTATCTAATATGATTTGGTTAAGTAACTGTAATTGAAAAGTATTCCCGAGATATTCGAAATTTCTATTTGACATAATTTATTTTTCCTTTTTGTGTAAGATATAAATACAATCACACAAGGTTATAATCCATCCACACCGTGTTAAATTTTTCACCTGAAAAGATGTCAGTTAGACCTCTTAACACATTTTTAGCGTGCTGGCGAATATCTACGGTGTATCTTATTTTAGGTGGGAAAATTTTTCCATCAAGTACTCTATGACAAATTGTCTGTTCCCCGATTTTAACATAAAAATTAAAATTTTCTGGACCATCAGTGTTATCTGTATCCAATACAGATGGGTCCTCGCTAATTTCAAATTGGTTTTCCAACATGTATACAACAGTTCTCATTTTTTGAGTCTGCTCAAAAGCACTGACTAACTCTTTCATGTAGTCGTAAAATTCCATTGAGTATCTTGCCGTGTTGTTGTAACCACGGACATTGAAGTAACGCTGAATCACAATGTTATTGTTCAACGTAATAAGAAATTCCATCTTAACGATATCCTGTTCTTTCATAAATTATAAATTTGATTGATTTTTAAAGTTTCTTTTTTCTTTTCTTGTGAGTTTCATAAACGGTCTGATAAAGTTCAAAAACGCTTCATCAGTTTTTGGTAGGAATTTGAAGAACCCATCGTCCATCATCATTCTAATTAGGTTTTTCGACCCCCTACCTTCAGGGTCTAAACTTTCTCTGTAATATAATTCAACAATCTCTTTTCCTTCATCAGTTATCATAGGATTACTCAAATCTACGATTTTTTTATTGATATCGAAAAATGAATCCCCCAACTCACCTTCTTTTGTTTTACCTATCAATAAATTTTCGAGAGCTTTGTTTTTTCCATGTTCCTGAATTATCTCTTTTGTTCTTGTTAAAATATCGTCAACACTTAGGGGGGTGTCAACTATCTCGGGGAAAAACTTCAAAAATGTTTTATCTCCCAACTGACTAATACCATCTATGTTATCACTTTTATCACCCATGATGATTTTGATTGTCATAACATTTTCAGGGATAATCTCAGTACCCAATAACTTTACCTTGTCACCTATTTTGAACATCTCCTTGATGATTGGAGAGTATATTGATGTAGTTGGGTCAATGAGTTGGAATAAGTCTTTGTCAGAAGAAAAAATCACTTTTTGTTCATCCGTTGCAATTTTACAATAGAAAGCAATTAGGTCGTCAGATTCATTATTATCAACACGAAGTTGTCGCACAAAACATTCTTCCAAGTATTCTTTTACTCGTTCTTTCTGAATTTGATATGATTCGAATTTGAATTCGTTCATATCTTGTCTTCGATTTAGTTTGTACTTGGGATATATTGCACGTCTACTCGACGCGTTGCTGTCGCCGTCCCAAAAGACGATGACTTTATCGTACTGGTTGTCGTCCAGTTGTTTTCTGATGGTATTGAGGAAGTGGTACACTCCCCCAATATGACTTCCATCAACATAAAATTCTCTGACTCCGTGGAATCCGATTTTAAATAAATTATCTCCATCGATAAGTAAGGTTTTCACACATATTGTGTTTAGAAGGTTTCTGTTTCTCTTTCTTCGACCAAAGCAAAGTCACCATCTGAGCCGATGATTTCTTTCCAATAATCAGCATGTTCTTTCTTGTACTGTTCGATAGATTTCTTTTCTTCAGCGGTATCTTTTCCTGCCAAGAATCCGTGAGGTGTTACGATGATTCTACCATCTTCATAACCCAAACCATTGATGTGGTTTTTCATCACAGATACTTTTGTACGAACGGCAAACTTTACAGTTCTCTTATCTTTTGTTGCGGTAATTTTTGTGGTACCCGCACCTTTTTGGTTACCGAACAAGAATACTAAAGATGAGTTCAACCAAATTGCTTCACCACCTTTTGCTTTGATTTTAGGTTGTCCAAATGGATTGTCAGGAAGTTCTACCCAAGGTTGGTTTACAATTACCAAAGTATTTTCATACTTGGAATCTGATTTACGAGAACCTGAAATTCTTTGGTTGATACCCATACCAATCTTATCTGCCAAAACAGCTGCGTTATGTTGTTTACCACCTTTACCTTCAAAAGTCATTTTACAGGGAACAGAACCGACAGAATCCCAAAGGAATAACAAATCATATTCAAGTTCTCCTTTAGATTGAGCATCCAAAAGTTCATTGATATACTCTGTGATTTGTTCAATGTATTCAAAGTTATTGTTGAAGATGAAAAAACCATCCCAATCCAATTCACCTGTTTCCTCATCAACAACTTCCTCACAGTCGAAACCCATCAACTTAGCGTGTTCAAATGACCACTTTTGTTCTGTAATTATAAAAACAGGTAAGATACCTTGTTTTTGAGCTGAAATTGCCGTTTTAACCAAAGCAGTTGTTTTTCCTGTGTCTGAGTGACCCAAAAACATATTCAAGTGACCAATTGCCGGGCCAGGTAATCCGACCGCATCCAAAAAGTCACCACCCAAATCAAGGAACCTCTGTGGTTTGTATTTCGCCGAAGTAGAATACTTCTTTTTTAGTGACGAAAAATCGTTTTTCTTGAGTGCCATTACTTCTGATTGTATTTCCAAAATTCCTGAAGAACTTCTTTCTTATCCTTAGCATCAGTAAGTTGTGTCACAAACTTATCCATTTCTTCTAAGTGTTGTGGATGTTCACCAATACCAACTGAGTTAGTAAAGTAGATTTCAAGAGTCGCTTCAGCCTCAGCAGTCTGTGCTTCGTATTTTTTGACTAACGCGTCATAAAGTCTTTTATTCATATTATTTTAATTTACAAAGTTAAAAAAGAAGGTGCGGACATGAGCCCGCACCTTTTGATTAGAATGGAAGGTCCTCGTCAGGAGTAGACAACGCCTGTGGGTCTGTGATTTCAGATGTTTTTCCACCACCCATAGAAATCATTGCTGAATCACCAAAGACATATTTTCCTGTTTCAGAATCCCAACGGG